CGTATTATTTTCTTCATCAAGTTCCTGGTCAACTACTCTACATCTACATCTTTCGCACCCGTCTTCAGTGTACAAAAATAAAGGTAGTCTGACGTTTTTGAAAGGGTTTTTTAATAATTCACCTAATGGTTTTGGTTCGGTACATTCCTTGTCATGTCTTCTTATTTTATTAAGTGTTTCACACACCCAAAATAAGAATTTTTGTATTAACCAAATTAAGAAAACTATTACCGCAAATATTGGCCAAAGAAACGCTAAAACGTGTAAAAAAATAAGTATTTGAAAAAAAGAAAATTTTATAATGGTTAAAAGAACATTTGTTACTATAAACAACAAATTATATCTATAATAAACATCATTAACAGGAAAAGTATTATACTCCCCTTCACAATTATCATCTAAAATATGTTTAATTTGTGTTGATTTTTGGGGAAAAAATCTGTTTGTATATCTGTCAATCAATTGGGATACAGTATATACTTTATTATATTGAAACTCGTAAAATCTGTCTTCACAATTAACTGCTTCGTCAATCATTAATGAATCCCCATAATCGGTCCAATTCAAACTAAAAGCATATGATGATTGTTGTAAAAATTGTGACGTATTTAATATGTTTACAAATAAACTACCATTTTGGGTTGGGTCTATCAAAGTGTACCTTATTGAAACTAAGTTACTAGTAAGTAAAGGCATTGGAATTGTTGTATAATAATCCGGTCTTTCCACTCCATCTACCAATACTGTGTAGGAATCTAAATTATTAGTATTTGTAACATTATAATAGTTACTAGTACTTCCAACCAAATCTATCACAAATGGTCCTGAACTAGGTTGTTCTCCTTCTTCAGGTACTACAAAAGGTAAGGGAAGTGGTAGATTTGGAATATTATAAAATGATTGTTCACTACCTGGGTCATCATTAGGATTATTCATGTTGGTATCATTCCACCCATATTCTTTTATATTAGGAACTAAAAAATATGCCCTTTTTGTTTCTTCTCTCAAAGAGGGTGATTGTTGCCATTTAATTTTAAATCTGTATCTTCCCCTTGTTGGTACTCCTACACTACCGTCAGGTGAAACTCGTCTGACGCCATTTTCATCGGTATAGACATAATCTAAATTCATTGGTAATTCAACTAACCATGTTCCGTTTTCATCGATTAATTTACCGTCATTTTCTAATTTAAAATTCTCAAGTAATGGTCTCCCCAATTCGTCTGTTCCAACTCTATGTCTTATGGTTTCAATTTGTCCGGGTCCAGTAATTAAGTCACACAACCATCCTTGTTTTGCAGGAACTCTACATCTTTTTTTCAATTTTTTCTTGTCTGGACTTGAAAACATAGACCCCATAAAAACAGCGGTTGGTCTAAAATCAATACCCCCTTCACTAGTTAAGTCAAAATCTGTTCTAGTAATAAAATGTTGACATATTCCTTCCTGTCCAAAAAAAGGAGCGACCTGAATAACCTTTTCCAAAGTTATAATTTGTGGTAGTTCACTATAATTTTCTGAAAATTTAAATTTTGTTCCGTTAACTTGGGCCTCAGTTGCTCTACCCATTCTGATTAAATCCTGAGGGGTTAAAGAAAACTCGCCAATATCGGAAAGGTCTACTTGCATAAAAATATCATACTGTCCAACTGGTACACCAAATATCATAAAATCTCCAGCATCATTAGTTTTTGCGGTAAATTTATAATATTTGTCATAAACCTCAACTACGGTTGGGTTCGTTAGGGCGTCAATCCTATCTGGGAAAGTTCCAACTGGAACGTGTCCTGAATGAGATTGTGAGTAAGGTAATAAATTGTATTTGTACCCATCCTCATTAAAATCTAAAAAACTTTTATAGGGATATAGTGTAGAAACTAAGGGGTTGCTTTCGTCTTCGGTTTGTAAAGGTATAAAAATAGAGACTCTAGCATTTACAATACCGTACCCTTTATTCGCAAAAACTCTACCACATACAACTCCATAGTCAGCACAACTTCTTGTATATACATTTTGAGGATAAACAGCTAACGATAGTATTTCTAAAGTATCAAAATCTTGGTCTAATTTTACAGGTATTGTTTTATTTAATCCTAATTGAGTTCTTATTCTATACGAATTGGGCATAACTATTTTTTTTATAAATAGTTTAAGTGAAATTTTAAAAAAATAAATGATGAATCCCTAAGAGAAGTTCACGGAGGACATATTTTTAACCCTTATAACTATGTCTTCCCCAGGTACTCTTACCTGATATATTTGAGTTGGTTCAGCGAAAATTGTATCATCAATGAGTTCAATTTTTCTTGTTGCAGGGTCCGAATATTTTTGGGATGTTTCAGATGATGAATAAACTCCTCCGACTTTATTAAAAACTGAAATGTCAGAAATAGCAGTAACTCCATTTTCAGACTGTAAAATAGTTCTTAATTCAGATATATTCACATTTTGTCCCATCTCTCTGTTTATTGGACTCATAAAATCTGAAATTTTTACAATAACATTAGAAATAATTACACCTTGGTTTTGAGAAGCATCTAAAACTAAAGACACTTCAAATGATAAATCTATTACATTTGCAGAAGTAACAAATATATAATCATTTATCATTCGATAATTTGATAAATAATTGGCAATATTTCTTTTTAAGGTGTCTGAAATTACTGGGATTAGTTTTCCATTACTATCATATGATAAAACATTAATCTTAATCTTGTTATCCTCTTCAGTTATTGATACTTTAGCGGGTGCTCCAAATTGGGATGGCATCTTTCTTAGAAGTGCCTCATAGTCGTTAACAGTAACTGCTCTATTTTGGGACGCAAAATTAAATGTTGTATAAAGTCTAACTTCTTCTGTAGTGGGGACGTTGGCTCCTCCAATTGCTGCAGTTACATTGTTACAATTTAATGAACTTATTACATTTGTATTTGTTGTAGTTGACGGTCCATTAACATTGAAATTAACAGTACCAATTTGATTTATTACATTAACCCCTACATTGGTTCCGAGTCCTCCTCCTATCCTATATTGTACAAAAAGAGTTGAATTAGCTTTTAGGGTTGACCCTAATGAAAAATTATTTTGATATTTTGATAGGTCTAGTGGAGTTCCATTTCTTGCAAATTCTCTCAATAATTCATCTGATGAAACGTTTCCTCCTCCAAAAGTTAGTTTACAAAAACCTTCAGGTGTAAATTCACTAATAAATCTACTTGTAGTCTGAATATATTTACCAACTTTAATTCCAGGAGTATCTGAAGCCTTAGTCGGGTCTTCAACAAATATTCTGTCTTGAGCCAATGCTTCCACCTCGTACCATCTATTCGCTGAACCTAAAAACTCTTGAGCGGAAGGTACGTTTGTGTATGCAGTACCATCTTTTAACAGTACACTAGTAACACCCAACACATTTTTTTCAGGTAAAAAAACTTCATAAAAAGGTCTGGACTCCGCATTTCCTATACTTTTCCTAAATACTTTAGTAAGCCCATTAACAACAGCCTCTCTCTTAACAATTGTATAATTAATTAATTGATTATTAGCATTAAAATTAGGTATTACTTTTCTATTTGGGAAACCTTCATTATTAAAATTAGATGAAAAATCGATGTCGTAAACCGTTTCAAATATTTGTCCCGCGCCTAATACTTGACTACCTCTTCTTAATATTCCACAATATCTAATATCTTCTTTATCCCCTAAAGCCGGAACAACTATAGAAAATTCAACAAGAGCAACAGATGGTCTTTGGCCAGGTATTTTTAGTCCGTAAGTTCTTGCAATATTGTAAATTGATGACCTTTGTTGTGCATACTGAAGAACTGTTTCTTGTAAACTACGGTCAATATGGTAGTGTAAATTGTCTGTAACCGCAGCATTTAAATCCATAAAAACACTGAAAATCGCTGCGTCATTAAAGTTTGTTACTAACTCAGGATAATAAGTTTTTGTAAAATTTATCAGTTCTTGTCTGATGTTTTGAAAATCTCTTGTTGTGTATGAAATTTGCTTATTAGCCATCTTTGTTATAAATTTATAATTATGAAGTCACTAGAATTAAATACATTACTAGTAATTGTATAGTCTATTTTTACTTTAGCAGTATATTCTACTGAGGACCTTCCAGGCATTTCAAAAGTTTTAGTCTCATTTAGACCCCCAACTTCATCATCAGTCGCAGGATAAACGGAAATTTTATTTACCTGTAAATTTGGTATATAGGTACTTACAGAGTCTCGTATTTCCGCCTCAATTTGATTAAAGGTTGGCCCATCTAAGGGTTCAAATATGAACTCATATAACCTTGTCCCAAAATCAGGTAAAAAATACCTACTTCCTTTTCTTGTTAAAAGAAGATGTATTAAACTACTTCTGATTTCTTCATCTTCAAAATCACTTAGGTCTAAATATTTTCCGTCAAATGAATCCCTAAAAGGAAACGTTACACCATATGTTTTACCATTTGCCATATCATATAAATATGGAACTATTTAATTTCATTAATATCATAATAATAACAATCTCCATTATC